CGTTCCCGGCAGCACAAATGCCACAGCCTCATCCCGCGTGGCGTGAAGTGCATCAGTATGCAGCGTCACCAGTGCCACAACCGTGACCAGATCAGCCGTATCAGTCACGGTATCCGGCTGCGCTGATACAACCTCATTTTCATGTCCGGTCAGCGCATTTTCCGGGCTGACAGATGTGTCCTGACCAGCAGCGTCATCCGTGTCATCAAGCTCCTCTTCCAGCTCTGCCACACGGAGTGCCAGTTCTTCTTTCGTCCCCGTCAGGCTGACATCACGGTTCAGTTGCTCACCCAGCACCTGAAGACGGGCAATCAGTTCATCTTTCGTCATGGACTCCTCCACAGAGAGAAAATGGCCCCGAAGGGCCATGATTACGCCAGTTGTACGGACACGAACGCATCAGGGTCAGCCAGCAGCATCAGCGGTGCTGACTGAATCATGGTGAACTCACGCGCCGGATCGCCGGTGGTCACCCAGTTTTTCGGGTAGCGGGCAGAGGCGTTAATACCTTCGCGCTGTGCGTCCGCATCCTGAATGCAGCCATAGGTGCGCAGACCGCGTGCCTGAGTGTTCCCCAGCACCATCGTGTTGTCCGGCAGGAAGTTCTTTTTGACGTCGTTTTCCACGTACTGTCCGGAATACACGACGATCGCCGTATCGCCATACATCCCCTTATAGGACACCGCTTCGCCCAGGTCTTTTACCGCTGTCTCCAGCTCGGAATGAGAGCCGCGACGGGTATCCAGCTTCTCCCTGACGGCTTTGAAGGAACGGAACAGCGCCCAGCCTTTCGGGTCAAACACGATGATATTCACCACGCCGCTGGCGTTCAGCGCGTAGGCTTCGATATCGTCGGTCGGGTCATACGTGGACTTGTCACGCTTGCTCCACTCCGTGCCGCCGGACTGCGTGATATTGTTCGCCGCACTGCGGCCCATATCCACCTCAACCGGATCGAAGGCTTCACCGGTCATGGTGTATTTGCCCTTAAGCACGGCAGAAACTGCCTGCATCTCTTCGACCTGAGCAATGGCCAGCTCTTCGTCACGCATGTTCTGCATGATGATGCGACGGCGGCGGTAAGCCGGGTCCGCCAGACTCTGCGGATCTTCATCCGGCAGGCGACGCAGGGTCATCTGCGGATTCACTTCATGCTTGGGTTTGACATATCCCGGCGTAAATTCAGAGGTGGAGCCGCCACGGGAACGGATAACCTCACCGGAAACAATCGGCGAAACGTACAGCGCCATGTTTACCAGTCCCGGAATTTGTGAGAGATAGACTTTCTCCGTAGTGAAGGGATAGCTCTCACGGAAAAAGAGACGCAGAAACAGCGGATCAAACTTAAATTTCTGCTCATTTGCCGCCAGCAGCTGGGCGGTTGTGTACATCGACATAAAAAAATCCCGTAAAAAAAGCCGCACAGGCAGCCTTTAGTGATGAAGGGTAAAGTTAAACGATGCTGATTGCCGTTCCGGCAAACGCGGTCCGTTTTTTCGTCTCGTCGCTGGCAGCCCCCGGCCAGAGCACATCCTCATAACGGAACGTGCCGGACTTGTAGAACGTCAGCGTGGTGCTGGTCTGGTCAGCATCAACCGCCAGAATGCCAACGGCAGCACCGTCGGTGGTGCCATCCCACGCAACCAGCTTACGGGTGGAGGTATCCAGCATCAGCGGGGTCATTGCAGGCGCTTTCGCACTCAATCCGCCGGGCGCGGTTGCCGTATGTGCCGGGTCACTGTTGCCCAGCGGCTGGTAATGGGTAAAGGTTTCTTTGCTCGTCATAAACATCCCTTACACTGGTGTGTTCAGCAAATCGTTAACGGCATCAGATGCCGGGTTACCTGCAGCCAGCGGTGCCGGTGCCCCCTGCATCAGACGATCCAGCGCAGTGTCACTGCGCGCCTGTGCACTCTGTGGTGCAGCTGCCAGAATGCGGCGGGCCGTTTCCACGGTCATACCGGGGGTTTCGGCCAGCACGCGTGCCTGTTCTTCGCGTCCGTGAGCCTCCTCACAGTTGAGGATCCCCATAATGCGACTGTTTTCTGCCGCAACCGCTGCGGTGATCTGCGCGTTCACGTCCGGCTGCGCAGCGCTGGCGTGCTCGCCCTCCGTCGCTTGCACCACGCCAGTAACGTCAGCCTGCGAAGCAGTGGCTGAAACAGTTGTTGATTGAGTCTCTTTGGTCATTCGCCCTCCTGAGAGACGGGATTTACGTGCATCCAGTGCATCACGCATGACGGTGATCGCATCGGTACTGTTAACAAGTTCATCAGCCAGTCCGGCATCAATGGCCTCCTGACCGCTGTACACTGCAGCCTCGGTATCCAGCACAGCCTGCACGGACAGGCCGGTATATGCCGACACCTTCTGTGCAAACATCCGGCGGGTTGCATCCATCCGGGACTGCAGTGTTTCCCGGACATCATCCGGTAGATGGCTGTAGGGGTTGCCATCCACCTTATGGCTGCCGCTGTAAATCAGCGTGATTTCCACGCCCTGTTTCTCCAGCGCAGCACCGTAATTACTGTGAGCCATCATGACGCCGATGGAGCCTGTCCGGGCGGTCTGCGTGACCAGACGCCGGGAGGCGGCGCTGGCAAGCAACTGACCTGCACTGCAGTTCATGTCGTTGGCCAGCGCCCATACCGGCTTTATGTCACGCACACGGGCGATGATGTCAGCGCAGTCAAATGCCCCTGCCACCATCCCGCCTGGCGTATCCATATCGAGCAGAATGCCGTCCACCATCGGGTCGCTGGCAGCCTGTTGCAGACGGGCGATAATGCCGTTGTAACCGGTCATCCCCGAATACGGCTGCAGCGCCCGCGTCCGACTGACCAGCGTGCCGGACACCGGCAGCACGGCGATGCCGTTCATGACCTGATAACTGCGGGCCTGTCGTGGTCCGTCATCATCACCGGATAACGCCAGCGCCGCGGGTGCCTCTCCGGCAGTCAGGCTGTCGCCGGATACCGCATCCGTCAGGCGGCTGATCCCAAGCTGGCCTGCAAGCGCACAAAAGAAAACCCGCGCATAGGCGGGTTCAAGCATCAGCGGCTCATTAAAGGCCATACTGGCAATATGCGGGAGATTACGCAGCTCTGCTGTCACTCTTCTCCTCCTCTGTTGATTGTCGCAGCCCGGATTCAAATGCCGCAGCCGCCCAGGCGGGCGGTTTAAGACCAGCCGCGCGGCGCTCCATCGTTTCACGGACCTACTGGGCAAAAATTTCCTGATAGTCATCGCCGCGTTTTGCACACTCTTTCTCGTAGGTACTCAGCCCGGCTTCTATCAGCATCACCGCTTCCTGAACTTCTTTCAGACCATCGATGGCCATACGACCGGAGCCTATCCAGTCGCAATTCCCCCAGGCACTGCGGGCTTCCTGAAAACTGAAACGCGCTTTTGAAGGTAACGTCACCACGCGGCGAACGATGGCCTCTTCCAGCCAGCACAGAAACATCTGGCTCGCCTGACGGGATGCGACGAATTTTCGCCGCCCCATAAAGTACGCCCACGACTCGTTCGCACTGGCCCGTGCCGTGGAGTAGCTCATCTGGGCGTAATTCCGGGAAAGCTGCTCATACGAGACACCCAGCCCGGCAGCGATATACCGCAGCAGTGACTGCTCAAACACGGAGTAGCCGTTATCCGTATCCTGAGCCGTCTGCAGGTTCAGTGAGTCACCCGGCATCAGGTGCGGTACTTTTGCGCCTCCCAGCCGGACCGGCGCTGCGGCGTAATACGCGGCAATTTCACCAATCCAGCCGGTCAGCCTTTCCCGCTGCTCCTGACTGTTCGCGCCCAGAATAAAATCCATCGCTGACTGCGTATCCAGCTCACTCTCAATGGTGGCGGCATACATCGCCTTCACAATGGCGCTCTGCAGCTGCGTGTTCTGCAGCGTGTCGAGCATCTTCATCTGCTCCATCACGCTGTAAAACACATTTGCACCGCGGGTCTGCCCGTCCTCCACGGGTTCAAAAACGTGAATGAACGAGGTGCGCCCGCCGGGTAACTCACGGGGCATCCATGTCCATTTCTGCGGCATCCAGCCAGGATACCCGTCCTCGCTGACGTAATATCCCAGCGCCGCGCCGCTGTCATTAATCTGCACACCGGCACGGCAGTTCCGGCTGTCGCCGGTATTGTTCGGGTTGCTGATACGCTTCGGGCTGACCATCCGGAACTGTGTCCGGAACAGTCGCGAGGGACTGGTATCCCAGGTGGCCTGAACGAACAGTTCACCGTTAAAGGCGTGCATGGCCACACCTTCCCGAATCATCATGGTAAACGTGCGTTTTCGCTCAACGTCAATGCAGCAGCAGTCATCCTCGGCAAACTCTTTCCATGCCGCTTCAACCTCGCGGGAAAAGGCACGGGCTTCTTCCTCCCCGATGCCCAGATATCGCCAGCTTGGGCGATGACTGAGCCGGAAAAAAGATCCGACGATATGATCCTGATGCAGCTGGATGGCGTTGGCGGCATAGCCGTTATTGCGTACCAGATCGTCTGCGCGGGCATTGCCACGGGTAAAGTTGGGCAACAGGGCTGCATCCACACTTTCACCCGGTGGGTTCCACGCCCGCAACTGCCCTCCAAATCCGCTGCCACCGCCGTGATAACCGGCATATTCGCGCAGCGATGTCATGCCGTCCGGCCCCAGAAGGGTGGGAATGGTGGACGTTTTCATACATAAAATCCTGCAGGTCCCCTGCGTCGCTGTGTCATGCCGGTCTGCACTTCCAGCTCCGCAATGTATTTTTTCAGGTCAGACACGGAAGTGGCCGTAAACTCCACTCTCCGTCCGTCTTTCTGTACCGTTGCCACCCGTTTTCCTGTCATCAGGTCATGCAGTGCCGCACGGGCAGCGGCAAGTTCTTCCTGTCGCGTCATTCATCCTCTCCGGATAAGGCACGGGCGTAATCTGCCAGTGTTTTCTTGTTGGTTGCTGCACCATCCTCTTCCTGCAGGCTCGCCAGCAGCGCACTGAGATCCAGCTGCCAGCGGGAAATACTGATGCGCAGCGCCGTCAGCGCATAAACGAAGCAGTCGAGTGCCTCATTGCGTCGCTTTTTGCTGTCCCACAGTATTTTTTTCCTGCCATCCACCCATTTTTCGACCTGCTCTTCAGCAGTCAGCTGCTGCGCTTCGGTCAGATCAAAAATATCCGGGTTATTCGGGAAGTGAACGGCACCGGGAAGCGGTTCATCCCCTTCCGGCGTCAGTGTGAAGCGGTTATAAATTTGCTCTTTCGCGGTATCCGTACCGATTTCGGTAAGGTAAACCCCGTTTTTGTTTCGCTTACGTGGCATGCTGGCCACCGGCTTTCCGTATACGGATGCCCCTTTAATGGGGATCACCCTGAACAGCCCATGTTTTTTCGAGCGTTCATACACAATGGTCGGGTCAATCCCGCCAGTATCCCAGCAGATACGGGATACCGACATTTCTGCACCATTCCGGCGGGTGTAGGTTTTATTGATGGCCTCATCCACACGCAGCAGCGTCTGCTCGTCGTCGTGGCGGCCCATAATAATCTGCCGGTCAATCAGCCAGCTTTCCTCACCCGGCCCCCATCCCCATACGCGCATTTCGTAGCGGTCCAGCTGGGAGTCGATACCGGCGGTCAGGTAAGCCACACGGTCAGGAACGGGCGCTGAATAATGCTCTTTCCGTTCTGCCATCACTTCAGCATCCGGACGTTCGCCAATTTTCGCCTCCCACGTCTCACCGAGCGTGGTGTTCACGAAGGTTTTACGTTTTCCCGTATCCCCTTTCGTTTTCATCCAGTCTTTGACAATCTGCACCCAGGTGGTGAACGGGCTGTACGCTGTCCAGATGTGAAAGGTCACACTGTCAGGCGGCTCAATCTCTTCACCGGATGACGAAAACCAGAGAATGCCATCACGGGTCCAGATCCCGGTCTTTTCGCAGATATAACGGGCATCAGTAAAGTCCAGCTCCTGCTGGCGGATGACGCAGGCATTATGCTCGCAGAGATAAAACACGCTGGAGGGGTCATCCGGCGTCCATTTGAGGCCAAACGGCGTCTCTTTGTCGCCAAATTTAAGATACTGCTCCTCCCCGCAGTGCGGGCAGGCAACATGAAAACGCATAAAATGCGGGGATTCACTGGCAGCACGCTCAATCTGGCAGGTGCCTCTCACTTTAGGCGTCGAGCCACGGATGGACTTTGGCCAGACCGAGCCTTCAATACGTTTGTCGCCAAGGAACGTCGGAGAGCCTTCCTGTTCAATATCCTCATCAAAGGCAGCAAGTTCATCATAACCCGCCACATCCACCGACTTTTCACGGTAGTTTTTTGCCGCTTTACCGCCCAGGCACCAGAAGCCACGACCATTGGTGAAACGCTTCATGGTGAGCGTGTTATCCCGGTGCTTTTTGCCATACCACGGGGCCAGCGCCAGCAGCGACGGAATATCACGGATGGTCGGCTCAACGTGAGTTTTCATGAAGTTCTCGGCATCACCATCCGTTGGCAACCAGATAAGTGTGTTGCGTTGCTTATGCTCTATGAAGTAGGCATAAACACCCAGCAGCATTTTGGAATAACCGACACGGGCAGACTTCACCACATTCACCTCACGGATGTAGTCGCTGCCCATCGCATTCATGATGGCCCGCTGAAAGGGCAGTGTTTCCCAGCGCCCTTCCTGGTATGCGGATTCTTTCGGGAGATAGTAACTGGCATCCGCCCATTCAACGGCGGTCTGTGGCTCCGGCCTGAACAGGGCACGAAGCCCGGCGCGGACAAAATGCCGCAGCCTGTCAACCTGACTGTTCGATATATTCACTCAGCAACCCCGGTATCAGTTCATCCAGCGCGGCTGCTTTGTTCATGGCTTTGATGATATCCCGTTTCAGGAAATCAACATGTCGGTTTTCCAGTTCCGGAAAACGCCGCTGCACCGACAGGGGGATCCCGTCGAGAATACTGGCAATTTCACCTGCGATCCGCGACAGCACGAAAGTACAGAATGCGGTTTCCACCACTTCAGCGGAGTCTCTGGCATTCTTCAGCTCCTGTGCGTCGGCCTGCGCACGCGTAAGTCGATGGCGTTCGTACTCAATAGTCCCTGGCTGGAGATCTGCCTCGCTGGCCTGCCGCAGTTCTTCAACTTCCCGGCGCAGCTTTTCGTTCTCAATTTCAGCATCCCTTTCGGCATACCATTTTATGACGGCGGCAGAGTCATAAAGCACCTCATTACCCTTCCCACCGCCTCGCAGAACGGGCATTCCCTGCTCCTGCCAGTTCTGAATGGTACGGATACTCGCACCGAAAATGTCAGCCAGCTGCTTTTTGTTGACTTCCATTGTTCATTCCACGGACAAAAACAGAGAAAGGAAACGACAAAGGCCAAAAAGCCCGTTTTCAGCATCTGTCGTTTCCTTTCTTTTCAGGGGGTGTTTTAAATAAAAACATGAAGTTACGGCGAAGAAGAACGGAAACGCCTTAAACCGGAAAATTTTCATAAATAGCGAAAACCCGCGCGCCTTCCGCCCCGTAGCCTGTCAGATCGCCGGAAAGGACCCACAAAAATGAGAATAGTTATCATCTTCATGATGACTCATCTGAACGTGTGTGTGCGCAATCTAACCACAAGAAATGATCAATTATGACGCAGGCATTGCATCAATTGATCCACATTAAATTAACGTAAAAGCAATTTCAGAAAATACAAACCAGCAACACTGAATATGGGGCAACATTATGTCATCAAAGAACAGAACCCGCAGAACAACAGCCCTCAACATCCGATTTCCAAACCAGATTATTGAACAAATTAACATCGCTTTTGGTCAGAAAGGTTCAGGAATTTTTTCAGCGTGGATTATTGAAGTCTGCTGAAGAAGACTAATTAATGAAAAACATTCTCAATTTGTACCCAACAAAAACAAACACGACCAGAGCACCTGTTCGGACAGGTTTACTTAAACGACTTATATATGACACAAAAAGCGACTACTAAAGTCGCTTTTTCTTATGGTAACAGGCAATAACTTTCTCAAATATTTTTTAGCATTTTTTTGAGCGCGCGTTTCCGGACGTATTCTGTTCTCCTGTCCCTTTATATCGTCGGAATATCCGCCGCTCTTCAAATCCCATTCCCAACTCAGAATGTAGTCTGTTGACCGCTTGCTTTATTTCTGTCAGATTCACCGGTGCAACCGAAGTCCGGCGCGCCTTACGCAAACACTCTGCTCGTTTCTGTGCCGCGATTTTTCTTTTCTGATCATCACTTAGCTGTACCATCACTTTTGCCCATCGTGCAGCCGCTCTCCGGTACAGTCCTTTTTTCTCCAGACATTCAGCCTGGTGATCATGTAGCATAAGTGACCTCCAATTATCTACAGATTACCATTCTAAATTTACCTGCCCTTAATAAGGGAACAATACTCCCCCCTCCACAGAAAGACAATAAAACAACAAACAAAAATACAAATAACAAACAGAAATAATCACGCTATTTATTGTTTTTAACTGAAAGATCTATTACTGAACAAAAAACGCTGACTATATACTCAAGACCAAATAACTATTCTGCCAATCAGGTATCACAGCAACATAAGGAATTACCGTGTTTTGCCTTCTCAGCCCATACAATATGAGCATATACTTAATACTCTATTGTAATATTTTCATTCATGCGACCCACGTCATTTACCTGTAAATAATATTCAAAATATTTATCACAGAAATCGTTTTTGGCCATGATCTGAGCACACTATAAAGTCCAGAACTGGCTTTTTGTTAAATCCCCCCTAACACAACCATCAACACCTTTATAACAAAACATCACGGTATACACTGGGTACGGATATATTCCTGTGCCCCTTCCAGTTGCTTTTGCATTGTCATCAGCCGTTCTCTGAGGGTGAAATAATCCCGTTCAGCGGTGTCTGCCAGTCGGGGGCTGGTTGCATTATCCACGCGGGTGGGTCCGGTGGCTTCACGCACGGCTGCGGAGCAACTGGCATTGACCCGCAGGCGCTTACGACCAGCGGCAACATCAGCGCGCAGAGTTTCATTTTCAGCTTTCGCATTGGCTAATTCTCTCGAGTACTTTGCATCGAGCACAGCAACATCACGCTGACGCTGCTGCATGTCAGCGATGGTGGCGATCGCCTGCTCCAGCTCACTGACTTTTTTATCACGCTGTTCTTTGTAGGCGATGGCGTTATCACGGTAATGATTAACAGTCCATGACAGGCAGACGATGATGCAGATAACCAGAGCGGAGATAATCGCGGTTACTCTGCTCATTTCTGCCCCCACAAACAGACTTCACGCTCAATCTCACGGCGAGTCATCAGCCCTTTCCATTGCTTACCGCCAGCGTATGTCCAGCGCCGTAGCTGATCACATGCGCCTTTGATATCGCCCTGGTTTATTTTGCGAAGAAGCGTCGATGTTCTGAAATTGCCAGCGCCCACGTTGTAAACGAACGAGTAAAGAGCGCCGCGCGTTGTTTCCGGTATATCGACTTTTATGTACGGGTTAATTTGTCTGGCGACCGTGGCAAGGTCTTTATTCAGGAGGGCTTTGCATTCTGCTTCGGTATACGTTTTACCGAGCATGATGTCTTTTCCGGTGTGTCCGTGACATACAGTCCATACGCCAACGATATCTTTGTATGGTATGTAGCTGACACCTTCCAGGCCATCGTCACCACTCGGACCAGTGATGAGCACAGACGCTATGGCAACAGCCCCACCACCAATAGCAGCAGCAATAGCCTTGCGTAATGATGGCGACATTATTCACCTCTCGCAGCCTTACGCTTATCTTCTTTAATCTTGAAATAAAGGTTTGTCAGATACGTCAGCAAGCCAAATACCAGACTACCCAGCACACCTATTGCCGCCCACTGTGAGGGCGTGACTTTATCGAGCAACTGTAAAAACCAGTACCCGGCACTACCTGCTGAGGTGCCATAGGCGACACCCGTTGTTAACTTATCCATGGATTTCATAACCCCACCTCGCAGATGCGGGTGCTGTGTAATGGAAACAAAAAAAGCCACCAGCGGCCCGCCCCCCCATCAAAGGCACCCGAAGATGCCTTTTGTATAGCGTTATCTGATGTGATGTGCGCCGGGCGTGACGCGGATGTGAAAAAGGCCCGCCGTAGCGAGCCTCAATACAAAAAACTGATGATTATCCCGATAGCTTCTGATCAGCAATGAAGCACATTAACATTCTCTTAATATACTTAGCTGTTTCTTCGTATCGCTCAACCTCTTCTCCTCTGGAAACATATCGCTCAGCTCGTTTATCGCTTCTACCGTTGGATCGCGATATGCAGACTTTTATCAGGTTGTCGCAATACTCCATAGTTATATATGCCGGAATAAAAAAAGCCTGCCGGAGCAGACCTCAAAAAAAGCCAGCTTTGGGTAACTGGCATAAATGAAAACAATGACGTTCGAGATTACTCGTCACAGCGGGATTATCTTCGCACAGTCAGCATGCGCTTTTGTTGCGGGCGCCACAACTGAAAACGGTTATTTTCAGATTTCGTTATTCTCTGCACCAACGGGAGCCCCCACTATACAGAGTGTACATAGTCACACACAGAACACTAAAGAGACAAACAACACAAAAGACAACAAACAGAAACATTACGATGCAAAATCGCAACAAGCAGTCATGTATGATAACCCCAACCCAACAAACAAGAGGTTGTTTATGTGTAAATGGAATAGCGTAAATCTAAAAATCATACTTTGGGCAACACTGGTCGGTGGCGCGATCAGCTCTCTGGTGAAATCAGGAACTGAAGCTAACATGCCCCCAAGAATGGCCGGAGAAATTTCTCCACCAGCAATGAATATCGACGCCTGGTTGGGTTTTCTGGGAATAAATTCACACTCGCTGGATTACATTTACCAAGGAGTAACAATTCCCGGAGCTGTTATGCTCTACCATTGGCTTTTTAGTTTCATTTTTGCCTTTGTATACATATACCTGTCTGTTTTTATTCCACGAGTCCGCATGTGGTATGGGGCTGTATATGGAATTCTTATTACATTAGTCATGCATGGTATTTTAATACCCGCGCTGGGCTTCAGATTTCCCGCGTATCTTCCCGGCCATGAAAGAGGATGGCTATGGAATCTAAACGGCTATGAATTCTGGAGCGAACTGATTGGACATATATGCTGGTCTGTTTCAATTGAAATATCCTTTATTGCCATTCTGGCAATCTTCTCCAGACCAATTTGTGGTAAATGGACGGCGAATAAAAACTAACCATCTCAAATAACATAACCAACTGGTTAGGAACAAAGCAGACTCTAACCGGTTGGCTCCTTAAATCCTATCTCCCTGAAAGGTGGAGAGTGGATATCAGCCCCGTCAACAGCCCAATACCTCTAACAAAACGGGATTCAAAAGGAAATATGCAGATAAATACTGGAGCGGGCAGCGGGAATCGAACCCGCATCATCAGCTTGGAAGGCTGAGGTAATAGCCATTATACGATGCCCGCATATGGTGCCGACTACCGGAATCGAACTGGTGACCTACTGATTACAAGTCAGTTGCTCTACCTACTGAGCTAAGTCGGCACTGGACCGCCACCGGGGACTCGAACCTCGCACACTCAACTTAAAGGGTTGACGCTCTTTCCTGATGAGCTAGTGGCGGTTGGTGGCCCTTGCTGGATTTGAACCAGCGACCTGGCGATTATGAGTCGCTCGCTCTCACCACTGAGCTAAAGGGCCGGGCGCAGGATAATAACGTTACGAAATCAATGTTGCAAGCATTCAAGAATCACCTGATTAAAAATTACCCTTACTTCCTCCACCAGCGCATTCACCATGTCTATCCGAGATAAGTGGCACAAAAAACCCGCTTGTGGGCGGGTTTTGTTTGCTTTTGCCATCACGTACAAAATCGGCAAAATATCAGATTTGCATGAAATATATGCCTTTCAATCTACTTTTGCAACACTTTGCTTTGAAAATGCCGCCTTTTGTTTTGAACGTGTTCTCATTACAAACAATAAAGCCTCACTATCCAGTCGGTGAAAAATGTGTTTCATTGCAACCCAGTGACGAGTAAATGTTTTGGACCAGTTTTTAGTTGTCACTCCCGCCAGTAATGCCAGATCCTGGTATTCATAACCTTCCCCACCCAAAAGTTCTGCTTTTACTGCCTGCGCCGTCAGCCAGATTAATTTTTTCAGGCGTTCCTGCGTTTTCCCTGCAATTTTTCTGGTACCGGATTGAGTATTAAATTCATTCCACGCCCACTGTGTTATCGCGATCTGATATTCCCAACAAATACTCCCGCTGTAACACCACAACAACCAGGCTTTATGATGTTCTTCAAGAGACAGAACAGCCCGCCGCCACGATGATGTCGAAAACTCAACCGGACTGACCAGAGGAATTGACGTCCCCTTCGCCAGCGATTGCTTTCCCGGGATTGGTTGATTATTCCGCGTTATCATTTTTCCAGTCACTTCATCGCGGTACCGGATTTTTTTTCGCCTGTAACGCCCTGTATCGAACATGGCATTCTCCTGCCAGGCTTCAAGCTGACCTTTTGTTGCCCCACTCAAATCAGCGGTGGCGATAATGAGCTGCTCACGCACAAACTGTAAATACTGGTTATTCATGCGCACTCCAGTTCTGTGATTTTTATCCCCAGCCGCCCACCAGGAACGAGCTGACCGCGCACAATATTGATTTCATCAAACTGCTCATCGTCGATAAGCAGTCCTGCATGTGTCAGTGCATCCAGTGGTGCCTTCAGGATATTGTCCAGGTCGCGGCGGCGCTTATCCGGTGGCTCTGCAATAATCCTGATTGCCAATCTACCGGACAGATTTAATTTCAGTCGCTGCTGGCGAACAATAAGCGCCACATCCCGGCGATAACGCTCACCGGCTTTTGATACAAAATATACGCCACCACGACGGCGCCAGTAGGTGTTCACCGACGGCGGGTAAGGCAAAACAAATTCTATGCGCTCAGTCATTTATGCTTTCCACTTCAGGACACCCGAATTTCTCGCGTGCATTAAAAAACGAATCAGCAACAACAGCTGGCTGCCGTGTTTTTCTTCAAAATCTTTTACCCCGGCGTGCAGTTCGTTATGACATTTACGGCACAGCGGAATAACAAACAAATCATCAGCCTTTGTTCCCATCCCTCCCAGTCCATGACCAATGATGTGATGCAGATCATCTGCCTGATTACCGCACGTCATGCATTTCTGCGTTTTTACCCAGCGCGTGTATACAGGCATCTCTTCCCGTTGTGGTTTCTGGCGCTGGAGATACTGAGCCGGTGACTCCGGATCAACGGCAATGCTGACCACCGTCTTTTCCTGTGGCGGGTTTTGCTGGTGGGCGTGAGGCAGCGGCGCAAGATTTTTTGTGCGCTGCTTCAGTATGATGGTGGCGGTCTGCTCTCCCGGTACGATGTCGCTTTCACGGTACATTGAGCGGATTTTTTCCGCACGCAACCCCAGCGAACGACGTAATACCGCTTCCGGTAGCGCGTCCGCCACCTGATTGCGGACCGCCCACCAGGATAATTCAGCCAAAGATAATTCACGCTCCTGCGTACCGCTTATTGCGTGACCGATGACGTCAATCATCCATGCTGACAGGTTTTGATGAGCAAGTTGCTCGAGTGATTCGGATGTCTGGTCACGCAGCTGGTTGTCGCAGTGCCAGCACAACACCATTGCGCCGGTACCATAACGGTGAATGACGGTTTCGCTGTGATGATAATCGCCGTGTGGCCACTGGCAGGATTTAATATGGCGCAACAGCCAGTCAGACAATGCACCAGCACCACCAGCAGCACGAATCACCCGTGCGTTACTGAAAAACGGCAGCAATGTTTTGTCTTCCACCAGCGGCTGGCGAACGGCAGGAACGACCCCGGACGGCAGATTACGCATGCTTTTCGGTTCCGGCTCCACCAATACCCGGGTATTGTGGAATACCGGCATGGATTCACGGCCCGGCTTAACGATCACCAGCCCGAGTTCCGGTACCAGAACAGGTCGAAGTAATACCCGCACGTTACCTCCAGATGCGTTGCTGGAATGTGCGGGATGAACGCGGTGGGCGTTCGGAGTAAGGGAGTCTGACTGAGATTATCCAGTGACGGTAGTCGAGGCTAAGAGCTTTCTTAACCTCGTATCCGCGCCTGCGGTAACACTGAATTATCCATTCCGCCTGCTCTTCAGTGCATGGAGGATGCTGGAACCAGTCTGATTTGAATGCGTGAAAACGCCGTCCGCACCTACTGGCAAAGACGGCAGAATCATTAGAATTGTGTAATTTGGTATCGCGCGCCATCGGTTGTCTCTGCTGGCGCAGCAGGTGCCAGTTGTTCAGGCTGGCGTGCGAATTGTAAACCAGAATGCCAGGAAAAAACAAAACCCGCCGAAGCGGGTTACGTGCGGGTGCGTTGAGGATGCCTGACACATCAGAGGTGGCGAGGGATTTCTCCCTCGCCTGGTCTCTTACTCCTCAGGTTCGTAAGCTGTGAAGACAGCGACCTCCGTCTGGCCGGTTCGGATTCGTACCTCGCAGAGGTCTTTCCTCGTTACCAGTGCCGTCACTATGACGGTTAAACAGATGACGATCAGGGCGATTAACATCGCCTTTTGCTGCTTCATAGCCTGCTTCTCCTTGACCTTTCGGTCCGTAAGAGGCTAATCTCTATGTGTCGCATAGATATGGCCTCAGATTAATGTTAAACGTCTTGCAGGACGCGTAATGTTAACTGGGGCTTTTCTCTATCTGCCGTTGGTGTTCATGCCCGAGGCAGATAGCCTCAAGCACCCGCAGCAATTCTACTTAACTACCGTTACCTCGCCAATATGAAATCAATCAGAAAGGCGATCCATAAGAACAACAGCAAGACAATAAATTGCCATTACAGCCGCAATAGCCAGCGCACATTTGAGAACCAGCACAACAACCTCCTGTATTGGATGCACACTAGTCCCTATCAATATGAGGCCGTCTCGTCAGTGAATCAATACAACTATTGGGTATAGTTTCTCTGATTTTTTCTGGGGAAATGGGGCTAAAGAACCAGTCACCACCAGCACTTCTTTTAATACGCAAAGTCCGACTCAAGCTAACCTTCCAGTCCGCTTTGTGCGAAGAACGGACTTATCTGTACAAGGGAACTATCCAGCAATGGAAATCACCCAAAAGAAAAAACTCCTGGTTCCCCTCGACAACCTTCATCGGGGCAATTAGCCTCAATCAACATTTTTATATCTGTCAGGTGACCTCATTATGAAAAATGATATCAAAACCCTCGACCTTAACTTACTTAAGACCTTTGATGCGTTAATGGATGAGGGAAGCGTGACTCGGGCTGCGCAGCGACTTTCCCTGACGCAGCCCGCTGTCAGTGGCATGCTTATTCGATTACGTGATTATTTTTGCGATCCTCTCTTTGTTCGCACCAGTCACGGTATGGTTCCCACACTCCGTGCTAAAGAACTTGCTATGCCGGTAAAACAAATTCTCACCGATATCACGATTCTGCTGAAACCAAGTAAATTTGACCCCATGACGGCAGAACTAACTTATACCATTGTCGCAACGGACTATGCAGTTAAGGCTGTTGTTGTCCCATTGATGGCTGCGCTGAAACATCGAGCACCGAATATTAAAATCTCTGTGCGGCCTGTAGACAATAAACGAATATATCAGCAGTTATCTCAGGGAGAAGTTGATCTGGCTTTGGTAACACCACAAACCACTCCCGGAGAGCTGCACGGCAGAGCACTTTATGAAGAAGATTATGTTTGCATAGCACGACGGAATCATCCGTTGTCAGCGAATTCAGAAATGACTCTCGAACAATTTTGCAAACAGGAACATATTCTGGTGTCTTCAGAAGGTAGCTTCTCCGGTGTTACAGATGAAGCACTGGCTAAGCTCAGTCTGACACGACGAGTAGGCATGTCAGTTAATAGTTTTCAAGTAGTTCCTGATATATTGCAAGTGACTGATATGATCGCTGTTGTCCCCCACCGCATGGTCCTGACTAACAACGATCTAATCATACTCCCTTTGCCCCTGAAAGTTCCGGGCTTTACCAAGAGTATGGCCTGGCATGAACGAACTCATCGTGACCCTAGCCATCAGTGGATTCGGGCTTTATGCGTAGAAGTTAGCCAAGATACTGGCTCCTGATATAATTTATCTTATTAAGATTATAAGTAATCATAATTCGCCTTATAACTTCATTGCGCTAATAATCACTGCCATCGTGTTGCGGTCGTAACGCAGCAAACCCAGTACAATTAACTACCGCAATTGGAGGCATTTATGAACGCTATTCACTGGCCAGAAGGCTTTGTTCCGGGATTTACTGATAACTTTGTGTCTAATGAAATGATCATCTCCGGTCTGAACATCAATGATGTTTGGCCACTCCTTAGTCAGCCATTACTATGGCCGGAATACTATAAAAATTCAGCAGATGTGCGCTTTTATAACAATAAAGGTCCGGAGCTGGAAAATGGCGTGCGCTTTTACTTCAGCACATTTGGATTTCCGGTTGAAGCTCAGGTCGTGGAATTTATTCCACCTACTGAAGGTAAACCTGCTCGTTTGGCATGGCACGGATGGTCCGGTGAAAAAGATACTGTACAACGCCTAGATGTTCATCATGCGTGGCTACTGGAGGAACTCTCGGGTAACAGACTCCGTATCCTGACACAGGAAACGCAGAACGGAGTTCCAGCAAAAGACCTGGCAAATACTCGTCCGAACCCAATGCTCAATGGTCACCAGGAGTGGCTTGACGGCCTGATTCTGGCTGCAAAGAAATAATTACTACTTTTGCACAAAGTATCACTGCAGTTACATTTCCCCCACCATCTTCATAATATTTTCATCTTTACTATTGAACTTGAGCACAGGTAAATCCTGTGCTCCTCTCTAAGTGACAGCGCATGGCCATATTTGCAAATGCCGTTTCTGGCACAAAGAAAACTACCACGCTAGCTCTACCCTGCGCCATGAAAATGTCAATTCACATCTGAACTAATGCTCTTTAATCTAGTAACGTCTAAAATACCTAACATTTCCTTGATAAAATGCCAGTATGCGCTGCATAACTTCGCTCTCCCGGCACTCGCGACAGATTATATTCAGGTGCCTGTCGTAGCGACGTATTTCTCCATCTGGTAATGACCATATAAGGTCAGGATCAACCACAACCGGTTTCTTCAGCTTTGCCCTCGATAATTTTTTGCGGGCGTTTTGCCAGTCTTTACGAGCCTGTTCAGACGGGAATAACCCGTAGCCAGAATTGTATACACCGCCACTGGCAACCAGCTCTCTGGCGAGAACACTCATCAGATATCTTGTCGCACCTGTCTTGGCTTCCAGTTGCCGTAACGTCTCGCGCCCACTCTGGCGTACAAGTTCAACAACCTGCCCTTTAATTTTTTCCCGCTCTTCTTGTGTAAAAACTTTTGCCACAACTCCTCCTGATAATTACCTCATGAGCTGAAATAAACACTTACCCCCTGAAGCCCGGCGGAATTTCGGTATCCGGTTCAGAAATATGATTCACACAACGCTGGTTGTTCGTGCCGCTTACCGGGAGCAACCAGGGGTTTTCAAAATTCCGGTCCGGTCCAAAAAACGTCGTCGCCCGCTGAACAAATTCCGTTCCCGTTTTCCCGGTAACCGCTAGGTATCTTGCGTAACGCCTCACGCCATCCAGCATGGCCTCTGGTGGCACCCCCTCGCGTAATCTGGCCTTCCAGGCACTGAAAGCGGATTTCTTCGGGTTTGCCCCGGCACGCAACGGGTACTCCCGCCAGATCTGTTCGAACACATCCGGATAATCCACTCGTCCCACAGGCTGCCCGGTGTTTTTCGGGACTACCCGATCGGCTTCCCGCTGAATGGCGGAATCGGCTTCAGGCTGCTGCAGTTGGTGTGATTGCTCCGACCCTGCGGTCATCGCCTGCTGCACAGCGCCCGAATCGGCTTTCAGCGCATACGCTGAATCGGCTTCCGGTGTCGTGCCTGCTGGCTGACCAGGATTGACGGTCTGAACATCCCCTGCCTGGTTCGTGGCGTTTTTTACGCCATGGACCATAGTGTTTTGATCTTCTTGATCTGTATCTTTATCTGTATCTTTATCTGTCGTGACTCGTCGTGACATGTGCGTGACATTTCGTGACGCGCCGTGACAATCGCCATTTTGTTCCCGCTTTCTTTCCCTCTCTCGCTGCGCCCTCTTGCGCTCTGCAGGAGATTTTGCGGTTTGCGAAATATTGCCGTTGTCCTCTTTAAGCACCTGGCGTTTTTCCCATCCAGTGATTAAATCACCATCAAGTACCCGCCCCTGCATCGTCTGCAAAATTGAATCAATTACCTCTTCTGTCACGTCGAGCGCACTTGCCAAATCTTCTGTCGTGACATCAATGTGACCTCGCGTGACATTTCGTGACGCACTCACCAGGAGGTGGATATACACTGCCATCACTGTTGCAATTGGCTGCCCTGACACCCTGGCAATTGTTCGCCACTTAGGGTCATTTGGCATGTCATGCCATAATCTGAGCCAGGCGTTAGCCATACTCACCTCTTCTGATACCGAATCTTTTTACTCACGAGTTGCCGGAAGCGATTCGATATGGCTATTGTCAGTCAATGTACTGCCACAGCATTTCCTGCCGGGCCACCACGGTTCATCTGATTGAAACCGGCGATTGCCACTGCGACAAAATCATCAGCGTCTCTCACCAGTCGCTCCCGCGTCTCCACTAGCTCCCGAAAATAAGCTGAACTGTGGCTGCGCATTCTGGCCACCAGCAAAGGTGGCATTGCCTTTTCGATCGCTGGTAACAACGCCTGAATTTTTTCAACTGCATCAGGGGTGTCTTTCTCTACCCAGCGGAAAATTTTCTGGGTATTGCGAGCCAGGGCTTCCGGATGGCTGTCGTCATACAGTTCAGGAAACGTCATACCCAACTCAAAATAAGCCTGGGTTATTCCAGCTGCTGGAACTTTTTCGCCATCAGGACGCGCCCAGGCATTCATCGCCATGCGGATGTGTTCATGCTTGATTTTCATGAATCCCCCCCTTGGTTAGAAGGCGGATTATGATCAGAACCGGGAATGACAACCGTCGGTATGTGTAACTCATATTTGAGCGCCCCGGCAGTGACTGCCTGAATTAGCAACGCCCATTTCCACGGAACCTCTTCCCCCCACATGCTGACTGTGGTTTTTGACGTTCCTAGAGCTGCGGCTGTTTTAACAACTCCGCCAAAATAGCCTAATACTTCTGATTTTTTCATGAGTCGCTCCATAAAACTGAACGCCAAAAGTTTAATAATCAAAACCAAAGAAAGTCAAGAAACAAAACCATCTGTGTTTTAAAATCAAAACATGAGCAAGCAAACAATATCTGAACGCATAACCCAACGTATGCATGCGCTAAACCTGAAAGGCAAAGACCTTGTCAATGCCACTGGCGCATCAAAAGGCTCCGTAAGTCAATGGATGAACGGTGGAGGAGCGCCGTCCTCGCGTTACATAAGTTCACTGGCAAAGATATTGAAAGTAAACGAAAATTGGCTTCTTAATGGAGGAGAGTTAAATACAGGTGATTCGCTTGATCTATCTTTACCGCCGATAAAAACGGTTCCGCTACTATCACTTCAGCAGGCAGCAAGCTGGAGTGATTATATGAAAAATTCCTCAATAACCTCTTGTGTGCAGCTTGTCGGAGAAATCCCGGCCAATACCTTTGCAGTTGTTCTAGAGAGTGACAGTATGTCAACATCTGGTGGGGGAGTTTCCATTCCAAATGGTTCAACAGTTTTTGTTGATCCCGATCGAACCGTACAACCAGGAAATATTGTCCTTGCCTTACCCAAAGGGACCACAACACCTGTCATTCGTAAACTGGAGATAGAAGGGCCGGATATTCTTTTAGTCCCCACGAATCCTCGCTACCCTTCAATTATGCTGGATGATCTATCTTGCATATTGGGCGTATGCTTTAAAATTCAACAAGATATTTAACCAACCTCATCTATTTGATTAACTGTATGCCATCGTGCTGATGGCTTAACAGCTGCCTGCCTAAAATGTTTTGATAAAAAACATTGACCTAAAAAGTTCACTTTTCTAAACTCCATTCATTCCCTCATCCCGCCCCACAGAACGCAGGGCAATACTTCGAGTTACCAGGCTGTGGTCAGGGGTTAAGTAGCCAGCCCGAGGCGTAAGAACATGACGGCAGGGTTCAACTTTAATAACTATGCAGCAGGTTTTTGTTCCGCTACCCCGGCGTTAAGGGGAAATGAGGTCAACATGGATACTATCGATCTTGGCAACAACGAATCTCTAGTGTACGGCGTGTTTCCCAACCAGGACGGCACGTTCACCGCGATGACGTATACCAAAAGCAAAACGTTTAAAACCGAAAATGGTGCCCGTCGCTGGCTGGAAAGAAACTCAGGTGAGTGATATGGATTTCGACACAATCATGGAAAAGGCTTACGAAGAATACTTCGAAGGCCTTGCCGAAGGCGAAGAAGCTCTCAGCTTCAGTGAGTTTAAACAGGCGCTTTCCAGCTCGGCAAAATCTAACGGCTGATAAGCGAAGCAGCACCGCGAGGAATCAGTATGCAGAAACGAGAACCCGTCATCATCGCGCCAGACTATACCGATGATGAACTTTATGAGTGGATGCGCCAGAAAATTAATGCAGCGCAGGATCTGAAATGGGCCAATGAAGCCAGGGCTAAGCAGGCTGAAAATCTGTCCGCTCTGGAGCAGGATATCACCAATCTGGAAAAAGCAGCGGCATTGAGCATTGCCAGAATGATTACATACCCGCGTTAATAGCTAACCAACGAAGCTAAGGTTGGTAATTAAGGAGTTCTCCACGGGTAAGGTGGAGTACGTGCGCCGGACACGGGTGAGCATCCGGCACTGACAGTTTACTGAAAGGATATTTCCCTGAAAAGTCAGACCATAACGCGAAAGCGCACGGCGAGGTAGCTGGTTCATAGATAGCCTGTCGTTAAATTTTCGTCGACCGTGCGCTTCCGGTTGTGGCACTCCGCGAAATGGCGCGGCGGTAAGTATGGCGGGGTTATTCCTTCCCCGTTGAGGACACCGGGTTGTCAGGTTGACCATACACTTAAGTGACAACCCCGCTACAACGCCCTCTGTTATCAATTTTCTGGTGACTTTTGGCGGTATCAGTTCTACTCCGTGACTGCTCTGCCGCCCTTTTTAAAGTGAATTTTGTGATGCGGTGAATGCGGCTCAGCGCACGCGGAACAGTTAAAACCAAAAACAGTGTTATGGGTGGATTCTCTGTATCCGGCGTTAATTGTTAACTGGTTAACGTCACCTGGAGGCACCAGGCACCGCATCACAAAATTCATTGTTGAGGACGCGATA